GGTGCAACAACCTACAGCAGTTTCGTCAACGGGTCAGGCAGCAAATGAAATAACCCTAGAAGGTAAAGAAATTTTAAGTAATCTTAAAGCTGCAGGTTTTGCGCCACCTAAAGCTAAGACTGGTTGGTTTACTAAAGAAGTTGACGATGCGGATAATTCTTTAAACAGCTCATTTGTAGATAGGGTTAAAAACTTTGTAGGGTTTGGTAACTTTTTTAGTTTTGACCAAGGTTATATAAACGTAATGCGTAATGAGTTTTTAAAATTGGCTAATGAAGGCAAAATAGCTATGAACGAAGCTATGGATGCTATGCGCCGTGTAGAAATTACGCAAGTTTTATATCGTGGGCAGTTGGCTCAAAGAGCTATAGATGTAGGTAAGTTGGTTTATGATTCTACTACCAATCTTTACCAAGTTGTTGAAGATGCGGTTAATATGAATGCGGTAAATGAGCAAATACAGAACCTTGCCGACAGAGTTGGTATTAACATAGACGATGCATTAGCCGCAGCAAGCAAAGGGTTTGAAGCTAACCGTATACAAAGCATATACGAAAAAATGAACAGAGCTAAAGCCGAAATTACCCGTATAGAAAAAAAGATACAAGCTAAAGTTGATACTGAGCAAAATAAAAAAATGCTTAAAAAACTTAGAGATGATGTAGAGACATACGAAAAACAAACCCAGCACATGACTAGGCAGCAGGCTATGGAGGGTATGAAACTTTATAACGGCATACCTGAAGTGCAAGAAATAGCTAAGATGTGGGAAGTAATGCGCCAACGTGTTATAGATGAGTTAGTTAGGTCTGGCGTTACATCTGCAGAAAAAGCGGAAAGATGGTTGGACGAAATGGCGTATGTGCCATTCTTTAGAACTATTGAAGAACAAAAAGCAGCGGGTGCTTTTATATACAAAAAAGGTCTCGGCGAGTCTATGACTGAGTATAAGTTTGAAGGTTCTATGCTACCTGTAGAAAATACAATTGGTAATATGTATCAATGGATGCAGTGGTCGTTATCTCGTGCAATTAGTAACCAACACCAACAAGTAGCTCTAGACCAAATGCAAGCCTTATTACCAGATATGGTTAAGGAAGGTAAAGACTCTAACGGCTACTCATTTAATATATATAGAAATGGTGTAAAACGTGAATATAGCGTAGCTAATCCTTTGGTAGCACAATATTTTATGGGGGTAGGTAATGTAATATTTGCGCAAAAAGGCATATTCAGTAAGGGTATAAACTTATTTGTTAAAGGTATTACACTAGCGCCGGGGTTCTCTCTTTCACAGCTTATATTAAAGGATACTGTTGAAGCAATGCATACTTCATGAGCTGAAAATCCTTATGGTATTCTTTTAAACATCTTTACAGAGATGGCTAAAACGGCTACGCACACTAGCGAGGCAAGAAAAGAACTGGTTTCTCGTGGGGTACTATCCACAAAAGAACACGCTATGGCGATTGGTAACTATGGGGATGTGGCTACAAAACTACAACTTAAAGAAAATAAAATACATAAAGCAACCATAGGACTACTCGGTAAGTTTTCTGCTTTAAGTGATAATCTTTTACGCCAAGCCGTATATCAACAACTTATAAATGAAGGTGTAAGTAAGACTGAAGCTATGTCCAGAGCCACCGAAATATTTAATTACCGTAGAACTAGTGGTAGTCCCCTTATGCAGTTTATGAATAACTATACACCTTTCTTAAATGCGTTTTCTGTATCTAGTCATGTTGCTATAAATACAGTATCTGGAAAAGGTATTACTGCCCAGACAAGGGCAACGGGTTTTTATACATTAGCGGCTGTTACAGCTTTACTTGGTATGGGTAATTTAGTTTACTTAGCGATGGTCGGTAGCTCTGATGAATATAAACGTATGAACAGATATAGAAGGGACAAGTCTTATGTAATCCCCGGAACCGGTATGTCTATCCCAGTGCGTGAAGGATTTTTATAGTATATAAATTGGCAGCTGAGTATGCATATAATATGGCTATTAACTCAGAAGTTACGGATGAGCAAATGTTTAAAGATGCCTTAGAACGGGCTATAGCAAAACAACTTATGCCACCTGTATCCCCATTTATTACTGCACCTTTAGGTACTGCACTAAATAAAGACCTTACTAATTTGAATCCAATTGACTTGTTAGCTAAGGGTAAAGCACCTAAAGATATCGTAAACGTAGCGCAGTCTAAAGAACTTTCTTTTGCTCAATACAATAAGAATACTTCTGAGTTGTCCAAGCTAATAGGTAAAGAAGCTAATATATCTCCGTTAAAAGCAGACTATTTTCTTAGAACAATGTTTGGTAGCTATATGGGTGTAACAGCTACTCTAAGCAACGGGATGATTGCCGAAAAACAAGGTAAATCTTTACCAGCTAAAGAAAGTAATGCTCTTTTAGAATCACTTGGTTTTGGTTCGTATTTAAGCAAGCCCGGTACTCCAAACGTAGTTCCTGACCTTTATACTGCAGCGCATGAGGTAGATAAAACCCTACCTACTATTTTATCGTTAGCTAAATCAGGACAGAAAAAAGAAAGCCATGACCTTAAAGAAGAAAAAGGGTTTGATATTAAAGGCGGTAAAGAAGCTATAAAATATGAAAATATACTTAACCAATATAATAGGCAGGAAAATACTATTAGGAATAGGCGTGCTGACGAAACTGTTGAAATTCAAGGTAGCCCGTTTTATGGTAAGCCGTATACACCTGAAGTTAAGAAGGCTATGATTGATGAGCTTGATAAGAAAAGAATAGCTTTAACTCCAAAGGTTATGGAGCTTCGTAAAAAGATTTACGAAAAGTAAAAAAAGCCCCGAACTTGTCGGGGCAAACCTAATAAATTAGGGAAAGGAAAAGTAAACGAGAAGTTTACCCCTCAAATATACACTAGTTTTATCTAGTGCGCCAGAACCTTACTCCAAGTAAACCATTCTCTATCTTTTCTTTATACTTCAATCTTATACCAAGTTGTCTTGCATTATAAAGAATATTTTTTATTAAAGGTCCCGTATCTAAAGCAGGTATAAAAAAAGAAGCACCCAGCACCATAGCGTGCCATTCTATGATAACTGGGATACCCTCGTTAAACACTGCTCGCTGATTCTGCACTTGCTGTACTAATGTCCATTAGTTTTAAAACATTGTTATCAATCTTAATTGCGTTGACTGACGGCGTACTTAATAATGTACCCTTTGCCATAGCCTTTTTACCTACCGTAGCATCTGCACCCATCCTCTTAAGCTCAGTAAGCGTACTTCTGTATGCAATCTGTTTTTCAGTACACCAAGCTTGGAAATAGTCTGCGTCAATAAATATGTGGTTTGTATCAGGCTCGTATCTAACAAGTAACTTGTCGTATGGTTCTTTAATAGCCGCTTTAGTAAGACCTGTGCGTTTGTCGTCACCAAAATCAGCTACTAACAAATTACGATTATGTGAATTTAAGAACATACCTAATGTAAGTCCGGGGTCACGTTTCGCAGACTTAATACTATCTTTCAAATCACCTAAGTATTTAACTGCCCATTCCCATATAGGTTGTATATCTATATCGTGTATACCTAACCGCTTACCTAGTATTGCGCCAGTAAAGGCAGCGGCTACCCCTGCAGAGTAAAAGCGTTGCTTAGAAGTTAATCCTGCTTCTTTATCAAACTTAATCTGAGTTTCTTTTAGTAGCTTTTTTACTCCATCTAAGTTTGGTACAGCGTATTCCATCAGCACGTCTACAGCCATACCGTAGTTGTTATACAGCACATTATCAAACAACTCATCAGCTTCTTCCTTAGTCATACTAGCATCGGCTTTAATTTCTACCTCAATAATCCGTAACTGCTCAGCTTCAGGCGTAGCTTTTAATGCGGATATTTTATCGTGCATACTAGAGTTACCTGACATGAATGCATTAGTAGCCCAGCGAGTATTGTTCTGACGTAACTCATTTGAGTTTGCTTTCATACGGTTATTAGACCTACCCTGAGATATGCCATACGCTACGGAACTAACAATATCATTACTCATGTCAGTAACCTCGTCTACGCAAATAGGTATGTTGTTATACACGCCCATCTGAAGAAACTGTGCCTTAACTGTATCACCTTTAATCAGCATCAAATCTTCAGGGTGTCCGTAAATGCTATTAATAACTTTCTGAATAGTTGTCTTACCAGTACCCGACTCGTTTTCTGTTATGGAGAATACTAAACCCTTTTTCTCTGTAAACTTTAAAAACGGAGTACCTAGCCCTGCAAAGAACAGGAATGCTCTAGCCTCTTTGCCTTTAGCACCGTAGGTATTTACTACGCGTTTCCATTCATCCATAGTGCCTTTAGATTTCATCCACCCTGCAAACATCATTGTAGTATTAGATGGTGGTGAATATGCCACTCCATCTTTTGATATTTCCCTTTCACCTACTACAAACTTAGTATCGTTATCATGCCAACCGAATTGATTACGCATTATCTCTGCTTGTTCTCTAGCTTGTAATTCATTTGTAAAATCTGTTATATACTCCATAAGGTCCTTTATTTGATTGGGGTTTGCTATAACCCCTTGTTTACCAACTATATCTTTAAACTTATCTGTAGCCATAAGACTAGGCCCTGTACAGGCAAATTCTCTAACACCATCTTTAGGCAAATGTAACCGCATCCAAACCATTTCACCTAAGTCAGAATCTTCCATACGCTTAACGATGTAGAAATCATGTTTATAGATTAGCTTATCCTTTTGGATTACTTCACCGCTATCTTTATCTATAAAACCCTGCTTATATATACCGCCGTTCTTACCTCTAAAATAGCCTTGAGGTAATTCAGGAATAACATATTTAATTTCTTTACCTATCTCTGCGCTTGGTAATACAACTACGTTATCTTCAGGATTAGCAGATGCGATTTTAGAACCAATCTTAATAGGGTTTTCTATATTTTTATTTGGGCAACCCTCGCAACCACCTGGATTTATTTCACCAAACTTATTGCATGAATAAGGACCTTTTATATCAGCTACTTTTCTTTCTGTTGCGGTTTTACTATACTCAGGGTGTCTATTAGATAATTTATGTATGGCAATTTCACTATCTTCACAAAACTTTGCAACTGATAATGCGGCTCTCCACAAAGGCTCTTCTAACTTATCTTGGTTTTCATATGCATAAGTTAGTTGTGGGCAAGATTTATTTCTCATTATGTTTCCAAAATTTGTTATATAGTTATTTAACAAATTCTTATCTATTTCGGACATAGCCCTGCGTGGTGGATTAGCTAAATCAATACCTAAGTTATCTAGTCCCCAAGACAGCTTCTTCTTAAACCCTTCGTAGTTTACAGGCGAACCTACAAACTCCCACGTTACGGATTTAGGTGGGTCAGATTTAAAATTAAATGTATCAGGTACTCTAAGTACCATTGCCGAATCTGTAATCTTACTGCTATCCGCTATTAAACCTAAAGCAACAACTTGTTTTCTAAGTAGGCTAGCAGTTATTTTCCACTCATCTTTTAGTATGGTTTCATTTAACACCCAAGATGCATGAATACCATTACCTGAATTAACTATGTTAGGCTTTGGTAAATCAAGTTCTTTGCAAAATCTTTTTAAATCTAGTAGTGCATCTGCTTGTGTTAAATATCCTTTACCTTCTTCATGCTTGGTTTGTCCACAATCTAAATCTAGGAAAAACGCTTTACTCCATCCTGCATTTATTGCTTTCCTATTTTCGTTGGTGATAAATTTAGAAACTCCAAAATACACATCTCTTTTTAAATCTAGGTATTCTTGAATTGCTTTTTCTGCACCATCTAAAGTATCTGCAAGTGTTGTAAGCGGTTTGTCCTCTTTATTTTTATAACTCCCTATGCAATAAAACCCTGTTCCTTCTTCGGGTAATACTGTAGAGAGAAAGGTTCTCCATGAGGTCATACTCATCCTCTTTTTACGCCGACAATAATCCCCTTAAGCTAGTGGCACCTAGCTTCCGAGTTGGCTTACGCCCTCTTTAACCAATCAATTAAATTCTTTACTTCTTGTTCATACTGCGAGCTAACATCGTTTAATCCCGTAAACCAATTGTATACTGCGGTTCGAGATATTTTTAAATGGTTAGCTATATCTATTACTGATACACCTTGCTTAATGCACATATTACCTAACCGTACACCAAGCATTGTAGTATCCGCCTTCGCATTCGCTTCGGCTATCTTTTGTGAATATCCAATCATAATTTGTAGGGGGCTATGCCCCCATTCCCTTTAAGCCCAATCGTCTAGAACAGCGTTAATATCTTTAGGTTCTTCAGTTTCGGTTTTCTTAGGGCGTTTAACTGGTTCGTCTGTTTCTTTTTCGGCAACAGGTGTTGCCTTTTTAGCAACAGGTTTTTCTTCGGCTTTTGGTGACGCTAACTTTGGAGTATCTAAATCCGCCGCAGTAGAACCAATAGCAATCTTAGCTTCTTGAGTCTTACCTTTTTCTTGAGCATTAATAAACTCATCTTCTTCTAAATAACGTAAAGCTTTAAATGTTAATTTAGGTGTTGCGCTTGCTGTGTCAAAACGCATTTCAGTAACTACGCTGGTGACCGAGACATTGTTGCTACCTAACAAACGAACATAAGCTTCTAAAGGCATCTTACCATTTTCGCCCTTACCAAAAATAGATTGCGCTGGTAAAGTTAATTGGAATATATCTCCCTTTTGGTCGTTCTCTAACACAACCGCTAGACGGCGACTATACCTACAAGCTCTGCCTTTTCCTGATGGATTAGAACCATCAACGTTTTGTGGGCAGTTAGCGCAAGTCTTAGACTGTACGTTTAATGATTTTGTATTAGGTATAATACCGTCATCTGAATAGCAAGTAGGTGTTTTTACTACGGCATCTTCTGAGTATGTTGCATCATAAAAAGTACGTGCATTGTGTTGAGCCGCCGCTACGATAATAACAGGCATAGCTCTATCTTCATTCTGTGCAACTTCTTTCCCTGCAACCATCATACGGAATACACTTCCTTTGATAGAGATACGTTTTACGCTAGGGGTATTAGAACCTACATTACCCATGAGGGCTTTAGTTGTTTCGTCTATACCACCACGTAAGTGCGCAGGTAAGCTTGTGTTTAATAGGGATAACTCTTTACTCATTTACTTCTCCTTGTGGTTTGGTTTCTGTGTTGGTTAATGCATTAATATCTACTTCTTTAAATCTCAATTTAGACCCTACTTTAAAATGCGGTATTTTGCCTTCTTTACATAGTGTATAAATTGTTTGGCGAGAGACTCGTAGTATCTTCGCTACTTCGTCTACTGTCAAGGGGGTTTCATTCATTTTTATTTCCTTATGATTTTTACTGCGTACTTATTATTAACATTCATTCCTATTGGCATCAAAGTTGGATTTTCGTCTAAGAATTGTTTCATATTTAATGGGCTTATACGGCGTTGTAATACGTGCGGTATATTATGCTCAACTATAAAGTTATACATACTTTCCCAATCAGAAGTTTCGTATGTAGTTTTAATTGTTCTATGCACGTTTCCAAATGAAGTTCTTAGGCTATCTGCACCTACGTCTTTACACATCTTGACTAATTCGGCTTCAACCATTTCCATTTGTTCTTCTATTTTTTTATCCGCATTTGCATATTCCTTAGATAACTCAGCACGCTTATCACGCATGGCTATATAAGCTTTTACAAGGCGGTCTGCCTTTATTGTTTCACTCATTTACTTTCCTTTTCTTAATGTGTTTTCTTTTATTGTACACCATATCTTTACAATGTCAACTAAGTATATCATCATATAACGACATTATGTTATGTTGAATATCTTGCTTGTTTTCAAGTGCTTCGTATAACTTCTTTTCTACATTAGAACCTCTCAATCTTATTACAGTACAAGGGTTCTTTTGCCCACTTCTATGCACCCTAGCGTTAGCCTGTGCGTATGTCTCATAAGATGTGATGGGACCCCACCATACAATCGTATTTGCGGCGTGCAGTGTGACACCATGTGAGGCGGCTTGGGGTTGGATGATAAGAACTTTAGGGTTAGGTGACTCTTGAAACTTTTTAAATATCGCTGTGCGTTTATTAACTGGTACCCCACCATGAATCAAGTCTACTGTATAACCATCTTTTGTGAGAGAGTCATTAATAATTTCTATAGCGTGTCTAAACGGCACAAATATAAGTACCTTATGGCTTGACTCATCAATAGCTTCTTTAAGAACTTTTAATCTATTACTTGCATCAAACTCAATTACTTCTCCTGTATCGGAGTACACCGCACCGCTAGATAATTGTAATAACTTGTTTAGATTAACTGCCGCATTAATTGTAGTAATCTCTTCGCCAGCAGTTTTAATTAACATCTCTTTGCGTAACTTCTCGTAATACTTTTCCTGTTGTGGTGTAAGTGGTACGTGCCTTGTTTGATATGTAATCTCAGGCAAGTCCAAGCATTGTTCTTTGGTAAATCGTATGGCAGGTTGCAGTACCTTATGCACTATCTCTTCTGCATTTTGTTTTGGTATCCATTTAAATGTAGTAATCTTTTGCATTACCATATCCCTAAAGTGCGAATAGAATTTTGGTAGTTGTGATGGGTTAACTAGCTTGGCAATACCATATGCATCTACTGGACTTTGAGCCGCAGGCGTACCTGTAAGCATCCATAGCCATGTAGTAGGTGTTATCAAATTGTTTAAAGTTTTCCATCTTGTAGTCGTTGGGTTTTTATATGCGTTGGCTTCATCGACAACAATCAAATCAAACCCACCCTGGGCAATGGCATCTGCTACGATTTCTACACCGTCAAAGTTTATAATTACATATTCAGCGTTACCTCTAATTATTTCTTTACGCTTCTCCCTTGCACCATATGCTATGTCCACTCGTCTATGTATGGCAAAAGTAAATAAATCAGCACGCCATGCAGAGTCCATAATAGATAGTGGGCAGATTACCAATACACGTTTTATAAGTCCGATAGACATCAGATAATCTGAAGCCCATATAACCGATGCGGTTTTACCTGTACCCTGTTCATTAAAACAAAATGCTCTTGTATGCATAGTTAGAAATGAAGCAGTTTCTTTTTGATGGTCAAACGGTTTGTATAAACCTGTCCACTTGTACCGCCCCATAATAGGACTAGGTATATTTTTTATTTGTAGGTTCTTTAATACTTTTGATTCAGCTAAT